AAAGTAGATAACATAGAAAACCAATGCGGCGGTGCAGTAGTCACTAAATGCGGTGCAACAACTACGATCAGTGGTTCAGTTGTAAAAGCAGATGACATACAAGCAGCAGATGGTGGAAATTTAATTAATCAATGTGGTACAACAATCACATTAGGTGCAAGTGGCGATACTGTTAATTTAGCATCAGGTGCATCACAATCAGGTTTTGGTAGAACAGGGACTGTAGACTGGGATACAACTCCAAAAACAGCAACATTTACAGCAGTCAGTGGTGAAGGTTATTTTTGTAATACGACAGGTGGTGCTTTTACAGTTAATTTACCTGCAGGTTCAGCAGGTGCGATCGTATCTGTTGCAGATTATGCAGCTACTTGGCAAACAAATAATTTAACAGTTTCACCAAATGGATCAGATAAAATTGGTGGAACAAATTCTAATGTAGTTTTAAATACAGAAGGTCAATCAGTAACATTTATATTCGTTGATTCAACACAAGGTTGGATAAATGTTCAAGATTCAACTTCTAATGAAAGAAGTATTAGTTTTGTTGCTGCAACTGGTGGTACAGTTTTAACTAATGGTAATTTTAAAACACATATTTTTACAGGACCAGGAACCTTTTGTGTTTCATCAGCAGGATCTGCTGGTGGTTCTAATTCAGTAGATTATTTTGTAGTAGCTGGTGGTGGCGGTGCAGGACAATCAATTAGTGGAGGAGGCGGTGCGGGTGGTTTTAGACAGTCCAATTCAGTAGGATGCATTTCAGCACCTAATATGTCTCCATTAGCTAATCCAACTGGATTATCAGTATCAGTTCAAGGTTATCCTATAGCTGTAGGCGGAGGTGGGGCTGGAGGTCCTAGTAGTGCTCAAGGTGTTACGTCAACTTTTTCAACTATATCCTCAGCAGGTGGAGGTGATTCAAATGGTTATGGTGGTACAGGAAACGCTGGAGGTTCAGGTGGTGGTGCATCAGCTGGTTGTTCCGGAACAAGAGCAGCTGGAGCAGGAAATACTCCTCCAGTTAGTCCGCCACAAGGTAATAATGGAGGCCCTTCAACTAATAGCAATAGTGGTGGAGGTGGAGGTGGAGCAAGTGCTGTAGGTGGAACAGGTGCTGGTAGTGCTGCTCCAGGAGGAGCAGGATCTTTTATAGGAACTCCTTTTATAGGTCCCACTGCACCTTCTTATGGTGCAACAGGTCCTGCAGGAAGGTATTTTTCAGGTGCAGGAGGTGGAGGAATTAGAACTCCTGGAGCTTCTCCTAATTCTGCTACTGCTGGTCTAGGTGGTGGTGGATATAGTAGGGCAAATAATACGGGAACTGATGGCACAACTAACACCGGTGGCGGTGGTGGCGGTGGTAACTATGATGGTACGGAAAGACACGGTGGTTCTGGTGGCTCAGGTATAGTAATGATAAGGTATAAATTTCAATAGGTAAATTATGAGTGAAGTAAAAGTAAATAAAATTAGTCCAAGAACAAATTGTGGTACAGTCCAGTTAGGAGATAGTGGTGACACTATAACAATTCCTGCAGGTGCAACGATCACGAACAACGGTACGGCGGCAGGGTTCGGCGCAACCGGTGCAGCTTCTTGGGATACAACAGTTAAAACAGGAGACTTTACAGCAGTAAGTGGTGTAGGGTATTTTGTAAATACAACAGGTGGAGCAATCACAGTAACTCTACCAGCATCACCTGACGCTGGAGCGGTGATCGCAATTTCAGATTATGCAAATACAGCAGATACCAATAATATTACATTAGCTAGAAATGGATCTAATATAGAAGGCAATGCGGAAGATTTTGTAATAAACGTAGAAGGTGTTGCAATAACTTTTGTTTATGTAGATGCAACAAAAGGTTGGATAACAACAGATACAGGTCAAAGTTCTAATGCTTTTATTAGTCCGTTTATAGAAGCAACAGGTGGAACAATAACAACTTGTGGTGATTTTAAAATACATACATTTACAGGTCCAGGAAATTTTACAGTAACAAGTGCTGGATCTCCAGCAGGTTCAACTACAGTAGATTATTTAGTACTCGCTGGTGGTGGAGGTGGTGGTAGTGATGGTTATCCTGCCCCCAGAGGTGGAGGTGGAGGTGGTGCAGGTGGTTATAGATTATCAGCTTGTACTTATTGTGAACCTGCGGGAAGAGCTAATCCTTGTGGTGCTTTAACAGTAGAAGTTCAAGCTTATCCAGTAATAGTAGGTGCTGGCGGTGCTGGAGGTCCTCCATCTACTTGTGCTCCAGTTGCAAACGGTTCTAGAGGCGGAGTATCAAGTTTTTCAACAATAACATCAGCAGGTGGTGGTGCCGGCAATGGACACGGTTCATCAACTAATGGTGATATGGCAGTAACTCCTGGAGGATCTGGTGGAGGTTTTCAAGGAGAAGGAACACCTACTCCATCTCACCCAACTGGAGGTAAAGGAAATACTCCTCCAACAACTCCTGTTCAAGGATTTAACGCTGGAGATGCTGCAGGGTCACCAAATTATAATTATGGTGGTGGAGGTGGTGCTGGTGGTAGAGGATCAAATAGTCCTCCAACAGGTAGTGGAGGAGCAGGTGGTGTTGGTTCTCCAAGTGCTATAACAGGATCAGCAGTTAATTATGGAGGCGGTGGTGGTTCATCTCCTTCGGGAGGAGCTTCTCCGTGTGGAACTGGAGGTGGTGCTTTAGGTAATAATGGAACCACTAATAGAGGTGGTGGTGGTGCTGGAAATAGACCAGGAACTGGTGGTTCAGGCGGTTCAGGAATTGTTATTATAAGGTACAAATTTCAATAGTTGATTTAAAATAAAAAATATAATATAAGGAGAATAATTATGGCACATTTTGCAAAACTAGGAGCTAACAGTAAAGTTATTCAAGTACTCACTTTGAATAATTCTGATATGTTAAACGCTGATGGCGTTGAAGATGAAACAGTAGGTCAACAATATTTAGAGACACATAATAATTGGCCTGCACAAATGTGGATTCAAACTTCATACAATACAACAGGTGGAACTCACAGAAATGGTGGAACACCTTTTAGAGGTAACTATGCAGGTATAGGTTATACTTGGGACGAAGATGATCAAATCTTCTGGCCTAAAAAACCTTTTGCATCTTGGGTAAAACACATCGAATCAGCTTCTTGGAAATCACCAATCGGTGATGCTCCAGCATTAACAGAAGAACAGATTTCACAAAATACAGCTGATACTCACAGATGGTCTTACGTCTGGAATGAAGCAAATACAACTTGGGACTTGACAGACAGCAAAGCATAAATTAAAAATGGTGGTGGTATGCAGAGACAAGTATTAACAGAGCAAAGTTTATTCTACGGTGATATCGATATGCCGAAAGGTTTTGAAATAGACCAAGAAAAACTTACCAACGATATTTTACAATCATCATTTACTAATAAACAATTTCCATTTTCAAGAACTTGGGATATGTTAAATACATATATGAGAGACTTTATTGGTCTTGATTATGGTATCAATTTAGTTAACAAATCAACGTGGGGAAATATCTATAAACCCAATGAGACAACAATTCCTTTATTAAATATTGATCCGGTGGATCTACGAAACTCTCCAGACTTTACTATGCTTTATGGCGTTAAAGTTAAAGATTGTTTTGTTCGAATACACTACGAAGATAATAGACGTAAAGGAAGAAGTTGGGACATAGAACTTAAAAATAATATGTTCATAATGTTTCCATCAACGAATATGTATTACCTAACTAACAATCAAAAAGATTCATTAAACTTTGTGCAAACAATAACTTATGAATATATCTAATTACTATTGGTATTTTAGTGGTGTTCTTACACCAAAGTTTTGTGATGATGTAATAGCTTATGCTAATCAACAAGAAGAAACAATGGCTAGAACTGGTGGTTATGGTGATAGAAAATTATCTAAAGAAGAAGTTAAAGATTTAAAAAGAAAAAGAAACTCTGATTTAGTCTGGTTAAATGATACTTGGATATATAAAGAATTACACCCATATGTTCACGAAGCAAATAGAGCAGCTGGTTGGAACTTTGAATGGGACAGATCAGAATCTTGTCAGTTTACAAAATATAAACACAACCAATACTATGATTGGCATTGTGATGGTTGGGATAAACCTTATGAAAAAGAAGGACCCGATCACGGTAAAATTCGAAAACTATCTATGACTTGTCAATTAACAGATGGTTCCGAATACAAAGGTGGTGAGTTAGAATTTGATTTTAGAAACTACGATCCACATATGAGAGATGAAAGCCAACACTTAAGAAGAGCAAAAGAGATTTTACCTAAAGGATCTATTATTGTGTTTCCTTCTTTTGTATGGCACAGAGTTAAACCCGTAACCGCTGGCACAAGATACAGTCTTGTTGTTTGGCATTTAGGAAAACCATTTAAATAATATGTATATAAATAATTACTTTAACACGACCATTTGGTCAGAACAAAAACCAGAGTTTGTAAAATCATTAAACAAAGCATCTAATAAATATATTAAAGATGCAAAAACAAGAGAAAAAGCTTTTATTAAAGAGCACGGTGATTTTGGGAGATCCTATCACTCAACACCTTTAACTGCTGATAATGACTTTTTAGATTTTAGAAACTACATTGGTCAAAAGTCTTGGGAGTATTTAGATCACCAAGGTTTTGATATGCAACAGTATACAACTATGTTTAGTGAGATGTGGGTACAAGAGTTTGCTAAAAAAGGTGGTGGTCATCATTCAGCACACGTACATTGGAATCAACACGTATCAGGTTTTTACTTTTTAAAATGTAGTGATAAAACATCTTATCCTGTATTTCACGAGCCAAGAACAGGTGCACGTGCTACTAAATTAAAAATGAAACCAGATCAAAAAGGTGTATGGGGTGGATCAGAATTAATTCACTTTAAACCTACACCAGGTACATTAATTATCTTTCCAGGATTTTTAGAACACGAATTTGCAGTAGATTTTGGTAAAGAGCCTTTTAGATTTATACATTGGAATATACAAGCGGTGCCAAAAGAAATGGCTAAAGATGTTTAAAAAGAAAAAGTATACAGTTATCCGTCAAGCAATATCAAAAGATCTAGCAGCTTTTGTTGCAAATTATTTTATGATGCAAAAACAAGTTTATGACACTTGTAGAAATACTAGATACATTTCACCTTTTGAAAATATCATAGGTCACTACGAAGGACAAGATGAGCAAATTCCACATACTTATAGTCAATATTCTAATATAGCTATGGAAACTTTGATGTTAAAATGCCAACCAGAAATGGAAAAGGTAACAGGATTAAAATTATATCCAGCTTACACTTATGCAAGGATATATAAAAAAGGTGATATTTTAAAAAGACACAAAGACAGATTTAGTTGTGAGATATCTACTACTATGAATCTTGGTGGTGATGATTGGCCAATATACTTGGAACCTTCTGGAGAGACTGATAAAAAAGGTATAAAAGTAGATTTAAAACCAGGAGATATGTTAGTTTATTCTGGATGTGAATTAGAACATTGGCGAAATAAATTCAAAGGCAAGGAATGCGTACAAGTATTTCTTCATTATAACAACCGTAAAACCCCAGGCGCTAAAGATAATATGTTTGACAAGCGTCCTCATTTAGGTCTTCCAAGTTGGTTTAAACGATGATATAATCTTTAGATGGGGGCAGTACACCACCACATACCTACTGCCTCCTTTTAAGGATTATTTATGAGTTTAGGATTTGACGCAATATCAGCATTACCATTTGCTACATCAGGACCCGACAATAGTGTTGCGGTAACTGTAACAGGCAATAGCTTATCTATTACAATAGGTAGTGTAGGTATTATTGCTGATGCTGTTACAGAAAACTTAACTCCAAATCAACTAGCATTAGGTACAGGAACTTTAACTATTACTGCTGACGCTAACCATACGGTTACAGGAAATGCAGTATCTTTAGG